TGAATGTTTTGAGCCGTATTTTTGCCCAAATGTACCTTTTTATTAAGTACATTGCCACTAAGGGTAACACTCTTTTCTATACGTTGTTTATGGGGTTGCTTTGCCATTATTTTAATTGATTGAATAAACGGTCTATTTCCTTTTTGATATTATTAAACAAGGTTTTGGAATCTCCTATGAATTGGCGCTTAGGCATACCTTTTAAGCCCTCGTTGTGTCTTAGGGCATACTCCTTATGGGTGTAGAAGGTAACCTTCATTTTCTCCATACGCGCCCTAAATGAATTGCGTAGCTTGTTGCCTCCTGAGTTGTGCCCTGTAAGGATAGCACGCCCCTGGTTACGTTTGCCAAAGCGGGTAAGGGTACCCTTTTTGCCTACCCTATCCGAGCGGTAACGAGTAAGGTCTCGTCCTCGTGTATCGGTAGTTTTTCGGGGTTGCCACTTTTGTAAGCCCTCATCATTAAAGCCTTCGTCTTGGAAGTTCTTTTGAATAAACTTGAGCCCTTCTGTTTTAAGGACAATGGGAACATCATTAGCTACCAAGCGTGCGAGGGCTTCGAGCTTTTTGCGGAGTTCTGTAAAGTTGTTGTTAGACATAATCACCAATGATTTTTATAGGTTTTGCGCCCTCCGAGCTTCATAAAAGGCGTGGGCGTATCGGGGGTGCCGTCGCCATCGGTGTCTTTTAGGCGTTTGGGTAGGGCAACTTCTATTTCGCCTTTGGCTATCTTTTCAAGCCATAGCATAGCCTCGTCATAGCGGAGCTTTGCCACTTGGTTGAGGGTTTTGGTGCGCCTTATATAGATTTCGTGGATAACAATATCCTTGAGGTACTTGAGCAGTATTTTGCTACGCTCGTCTCCCTCTTTGGCAAAAATAGCCTCTGTATCGTAATACTTATAGAGGTAAGAAGCCATTAGGTCTATACTTTCGGCAATGATTTGGGTTACTATCTGCTCGTCGCCTTGGGTGATAAGGTCTATTACCTCTTTAGTGGCTACGGTTTTGAGTTCGTCTTTGGTTAAATACACGTTACTAATGATTAATTGTTAATGATTAAAGATTAATTGCTTGCGATTTGCAATCGTCTGCCTGTATAAGGATAGGGTGTTTGCCTATAAATGCGCGTGGTGAAGGTAATGCGATAGCTCATAATGCCATCATCACTTAGGCGGAGTTCCTCCTCACGCACCTGCTGTACGGGTTTGAATTGTTCGCCTTGCAAAAATTGTATCGTATCGGTGATTTTGTCCAATATATCCAGTTCCATAAGCCCCTCTTCAGCATCAGCAGTGCCTAAGTGTTGGTCTGTCCAGCCGTCTTTACAATAAAAGTCTATATGAAACTCACACTCGCCCTCTTGCACGTGCTGTGTCATCGTCTCATAGGTGATAGGCATTACTTGTATGAGTGCAGCTGTCCATATTTCGGGGTAGCCGTTTTCGGGGTTATCAAACTGACCGCGTTGTAGGTCGATGAGCTCAATGCCTTCAATAGTGGCAAGGGCTTTTTTTACTTTTACAAATAGTTCTTTTCTTGGAGTACTCATATAGTTCTACGTTTGTGTTTATTAATAAGGGGTCGCCCGCTTTGTAATGGGTTTTCGGAATAGCCAAAATACTGTTGGGCAAGGGTAATGGCACGCTCTAAGGTATCAGGGGCGTCATCGTTTGAAGCCGTTCCTTTTTCAAAGGAAAACAGTTGCTTGGTAAAAGCGTTGTAGTCTTTCTCCGAGCGTTTGGGCAGCGTCTCGTCCCAGTACAATATTTTGCGAAAGAGCGCATTGGTAATACCCGCCGAAATGCGATTGTGCTTGTCGCCCTCTTGATGCAAACCAATAGGGATATTAGGGCAAGCGTTGTCCTCGGCACTTTGCATAATAATAGGGGTGTAGACGGCTTTCTGTGCCATAGTAGCATCAAAGAAGCCCATAGTGTTATAGCCTTTTTTAAGGTACTTCTTTACCCATTGGGCACGCACTTCCATAGCTGCATTAAGTTCACACCTTTGGCAGAAGACTTCCAACACGTACAGCCTAATACCTTTGATGCCAATGAGTACCCCCGCTTTATAGTCGCCTGTAGCGGTATAGGATAAGTCCCAATGGTCAAGCAAGCCGTCCCACGCCTCATTATCTGCTATGCGTACCAAGGCAATATCTTTCACCTTAAAGAGTTTGCCCTCCTCAATAGGGTTGTTGAAATCCTCCCGCTGAGAGGTATAGTAGTCATCATTCATTAGGATACGAATAATATCCTCCTTAGTGTCGCGTTCTTTCCACGAGGGTTCCCACTCTACATCCATATAGTTCTCGCGGGTGATATTCACAGTAGCAAGATTCGTAACCGAGTCGTGCAGGTGTGGGCTATCTTTCCACTTGTCGTATAGATAGTCTAATATGCCGTCTTTTACGATATAGTTGTTATTGATGATGAGCCTGCCTCGCTTGCGATGGAAAGCCTTCACCAAATCGCCCGTTATCTTCTTGCCGTACTTCTCTATCATATCGGGGCGTTTGGCTCTATCCAAGTCCTCTATATCGTCTAAAATAGCCAAGTCAGGGCGATACATACCAAAACGCAACCCCCTGAAAGGTTGGTTAAGCCCCAAGGCTTTGAAGTGCTTGCCGTCTGTAGTTTGAAAGTCGCCATCCGACCAATCACCATAAGAGAGTTGCAAACCAAAGTCTTTGATAAACTTCTGGTTATTCTCTAAGTGTGCTTGTAAGTCGGATAGCAGTATCTTAGCCAAGCCCTCGTTAGCCCCTATAAGGATAGGAAAGAAGGTAAGGTTATTCTGCTTGAGGTGGCATATATTGCCCACATTGGATTGTATAGACTTGCCCGCTCCTCTGAACTTCTTTCTAAACTGACGGATATAAGGGTCTTTGTATAGCCTTATATAATCGTCAATATGAAATTGAGGAGTCTTGGCATCACCCAAGGGCAAACCACTATCTAAGCCAAAATAGTAGTCGAAAAACTCACCATAGTTTTCGGGTTTTAAAAGTCGCTTGATACGTGCTTCTTGCTCATCCGCTGTTTCCTTCTGTATAGCCTCATAAGTAAGCTCTCGTATCATTTTCGACTTCGCAAAATAGCGTTCTTTGGCTTCTTTGAGTTCTGTTTTAGTCATCGCCTCGTTGTAATAATTCGGTTATATACATATCAAAATAAGGGCGTATGGTTTTGATAACTTCCATATAGGTTTCACGCTTTTTTCCGCTACTTTGCCCTGCTTTCTCTAAGATAAAGTTAGAAAACCCGTCGAGGCTTTCCATAGTATATACTGCAATCTTATTATGGTCAGTGATACGGTCAAAAGCGGCTACAATCTTAGTAATATCGTCCGCCTTATAGGGAAGAGGTTCCCCCCGCTCAATAGCTTGCGCACACTTGAGGGTGAGTTTGCGAATATTTGAGGGCTTGAGGGTTTGCAATTCTTTCTCATCATCCCATTTTCCCTCCTCTCTCCATTTTCCCAGCGTTTTAATGCCAATGCCTATCATCTCCGATATATTGGCAATGCTAAATCCTTTGGAAAAAAGCTCCTTAGCTTGTGATTTTTTGTAATCTGCCTCAACGGCTGTTAGTCGTGCCATATTCTATTGTAGTAATTGATTTATTTTGTTATTAATCTCTTCGAACTTTGCCACGTTGTTAGGGGCGAAGTTGCCAGTCCCTGCAGGGGTTTGTATGATAGCTGTTTTAAGTTCACTTAAAAGGTCATTTAAAAGGCTTTTAAAATCTACTTCACCCCGTTGTAGGTGTATCCCCGCTTTGTCTATGGTAAGCTGAGTGTCTTCTATTCGTAGGCTCACGCTCTCAATCTCACTATAAGCTACCACATAATAGCGGTTTTCGTCTTCCCCTATCGAAGCAATCAACACACTACTCCCTAGCTTTGGGAATAAGTAAAAGCGCTCGGTATTATCGTTAATCACCGAAGCTAAGCGCACAGTATATTGTAGCTCATCGTCTTTCACCACACACGTACCTTGCGTTTTGTCTACCGATACTACTTCTACGGCTATGGTAGGGGTTTTGCGTTTTCCTATCTGCCTAATCCCCTCCGCTAATTCTCTATCTATACTCATAATCTTGCTCCTATGGTTACTTGTCGGCGTGCTCCATTGCGCCCAAAGGTAGTTTCTACTTTTTTAATGAAATAGCGTTCGTCTATCTCTTTCAGTTCTTTATCAATAATATGTGCCTGCATACCACGTGTGGCATAGGGTACTAAGAAACTCGTTATAGAGCCATCAAAGCCGTCATATTTTAGCTTTTCCATTTCCGCTCTTGCCATAGCACGTAGTTTAGCCTCATCGCTCACCACAGAGGTATGAAATGTTCTCAGTTCACCATCAGGATCACCCTCTTCTACAGTTTTCTTTTTGTTGTTCTTATCTATGTAGGTATATTGTACTTTTAGCTTACGTTCGTCCTTGGTACGGTATTCCAAGTCGTTCGCCACGATGTTATAGTTAAGGTCATAGCGTGCGGTTTGCCCTATATTGGTAAGCTCCGAAAGCCCTGCATATAGCTTGCTCTCATCATTAATAAAGATACTTAGCCTAAATTCCTCTTTGAGCTTATCCAATACCTGTGTACCATTGGCATTGCGAATAAGCCATTGGTCTAACTGCATCTGTGGTATATCATCAGCCAAGGCAATAGGAGTATCTTTCACTACCTCCTGCAATACTTCTTTTAGGCTTGTATTTTGCCACGATTTATTGATATTTTTTCGCCTAAGCAAATACATAGCGTCTTCACACTCTATGCTTACGGGAATGATTGGCTTGACCTTCTTTACATAGCCTTCAAACTCTACTCCGTTATATACCCCCTCATAAGCAAGGGTAACGCTCACCTTATCACCTGCCTTGATTGCCTTTTCCGTATAGAGGGGCTCACCCCCTTTGTCCACTTTAAAGTGGGTAGGAAGCTCAATCGTACAGGTGTCGGCTAACTCGTCTACCGATTTTGCGATTTTCACACTATGCACAGCCTTGAAAGTGTAATCTCCTATTTTGATAATCGCTTGTAATACAAACATTAGTATAAGTGGTTTAATTGTGTTCTCTTTTCATCTAACTCAGCATAGAAGTCCATATCTGACACCGCTTTGATGATGTACTTCTGTATGCCCTCTTTGCCCTCCATAGCCTCAAAGCTAATGTCTTTCAGCACGATGTTACGAATATCAAAGAGGGTAAAGAGTTTATTGCCTACAACCTCCAGACTTTCGTTCTTTTCAAACAAGCGGTTAAGGCTTTGCACTTGTGCAGTAGGGTACAAGTCGGGGTTGTTTGGGTCTATGCAAAGCCCCTTAATGGTAATCTGCCAGTCTTCAGTAGCGATGTACTCTTTTACCTTACCCCTGCGGTGTTTGCCTACGGTTGCTGTCTCTACAATGGTTTTAGTGAGTGAAAAGCTCACCAAAGGCTCATTAGGGAAGAGTGTTTGCACGCCTGCTTTATCAGCTACTTTCAGCGTCATAAAATACTCACTTCCATTGCTACGCGCTTCACTAATATTGGAGAGACTCGGTAGTACGTATTTCTTTTTATTATTAGCCCACCACGAGGGAAAGGCTGGACCTACATAGTCCAAAAATGCCCGCGCTGTGAGTTCTTTGAGGTCGAATTCCATTATACTTCTTTGTTTTTTCGTTGCAAAGTTCGTGGTATTGGGGGAAGTAGCGAAATTCTTATACAAGCCTTGTACAAAATCAGTACAATGATTGTACAGAATTAGTACAAGGCTTGTACGCCGATTTTCCTCGATGTAAAACCTGCAATACCTTTGCACCCGAATTGAGAAATTAACCCAAAATAGGAAGCCAATGAAGCACCAATTTATTATCAATACCGAGTATATGCGCAATCCTGTTGTACTCTTTATGCACGAAAGAGGTGTCAATGCTTATAAAGGGAGTGAAGTCATTGGGCGTTGTACCAAACTATACAAGGAGGGAACTACCCTTATAGCTGAAGTAGAGTTTGACGAGCAAGACGAGTTCGCTAAGAAGATAGCGGGCAAAGTGGAACGTGGCTATATACGTATGGCTTCAATGTTTGCCGAAATCAAAGAAGTATCTGCTGATCCACATCATCTTTTAGAAGGACAAGTTTATGAGACTGTCACTGCTTGTAAGCTCGTGGAAATCTCCATTGTTGATATAGGAGGCAACGACAACGCTCTCAAGCTATCCAAAGATGGTAAGCCCTTTCAACTCAAAAAAATAGTAACTAATACATCAAACAATATGGACATTAAAGTGATAGCCCTTGCCTTAGGTATGGGCGAAAACACAAAAGAGGAAGCAGTACTTAGTGCTCTACATAGCCTCAAAACTGACAAAGAAAAAGCAGAAGCCGAAGTGGTGGCTCTGAAAAAGACAATTAGAGAGATTCACAAGTCTGAAGCTACTACATTAGTAGATAAAGCTGTACAATTAGGGCTTATCCCTGAAGCTCTCAAAGAAAGTCAGTTAAAGCAGTTTGAAGCCGATTTTGACGGACAAAAAGCGGTACTATCTAAACTTGTAGCCGACAAAGAAGCTGAGAATACACAGCAAGGAAAGGCTAACACAGTGCGTGAGGTAGTGCTAGGGGCAGGTGCAAAACCAACAGGTACTGCCGATGAAAACTTTGACTACTTGCAAAAGTACAACCCTGCAAAGCTCCGTCAACTCAGAGACGAACAGCCTGAGGAGTATGCCCGCTTAGCCAAAGATTATGCTAAGGGCGTACGCTACACCGAAAAGTAATTTAATAAACCTTTAAAAACAATTTAAAACAGTATGAAATTATCATTAAAAGCATTATTCGTTAATGCATTATTGGCACTTATTGCCTCAATGTTTATTGCACCAATCGTAGGTGCTTCAGTACCCATAGTAGCAACAGCTATTGTAGCGACTTCTACTATAGTTCAATATGTTACTCCCTCTATTTTCAAAGGAGTAGCTATGGCAGGGCTACAGACAGAAGTATGGATAGCAGGGATAAAAGAAAACCCTGTGCCTAATAACTCGTTTATATACCAAAGTGTAGACTTGTCTCAATATGTAGAGCATAACAAGTTACACCTTGCTGAAGCAGGCGTGGAACCTGCCGTACACGAAGATTATTTTGCTACGGCTAATAACCCATTGCCTGTTACCGATATTACCGATATAGGTAATGAGGTAGTGTTACACACCTATTCTACCGAACAAACACGCCACAGAGAGTTGCAAGAGGTTGAGCTTGCATACGACAAACGCTCCAGTGTAATACAACGCCACCGCATATCCTTAGCGAAGAACATCGGCAAACGTGCCGCTTACGCTTGGGCTCCTAAGCAAGATGGAGCGGGGAATAAGGTATGTAACCTCTCAGCCAGTGACTCAGTGATTGACGCTATCATAGACCTTAAGCAGTTTATGGAGGAGAATGACATCCTTGAGGGAATCAATATCTGTTTCACCCCCGAACATTTTGCTCGTATTCGTAAAGAGGACAAACGCCTTTATAAGGACATCCTTAACGAAGGACAGATGTATGGTCTTAAGGTGTTCCAATACAGCCAAAACCCGCTATACACTTCTGCGGGTGTAAAAAAACCATTTGGCGCAACCAAGGACAACACTGACAAGCGTGCTTCCTTTATGTGGGTAACTGATGAGGTCTTCCGTTGCTTTGGCGATGTAGAGATGTATGCTACTTTGCGTGACTCTGGGCTACAAGCTGATACCATATCTTTTGCTCAGCGCGCCTTAGTAGGGGTTATTCGTGCCAGAACGCCTAAGTATTTAGGAGCTATATTGTAGGAATATAGTAGGGTGAGCGGACGAGTTCAATGGTATCCATACCTCACCCTACTCCTATATTAACTTTAAAAATAGAATACAATGACAACAACAGAAAAAGCAAAACAATATCTTGAAAATAACAAAGAGACAAAAGAGCTTTTTGCTACCTCCGATGGTTTCCTCTTCTTACTAAAGAAAGATGCACAAAACCACGCACAAACCTTAGAGGATAGCGCCGTGGAGAGCTATAATTCTTCCGACTTATTGGACGAATCAGATGATTCAGAAGGAGCCAATCAAGGAGACCCAACAGATATCTTGCAATTAAGCAAAAAGAAGTTGGAAAAAGCTATCACGACTATAGAGGATATAGGGCTATTGGAAGCACTTATCTTACAAGAAGAAAACGAACAAAACCGCTCAGAGGTACTATCCCTCCTTGCGGATAGAATAGAAACCCTTAAAAACCAAGCATAATGGCATTACCTAAAGTATTATTCAATATCGCCAAAGACGGATTAGGTAGGACAACGGCTATACAAAAGACTACAGGACTCATTGCAACGGGAGTTACAGTGAGTGGCAAAGTAGAATTGGGCAAATCGTACCAAGTATTCTCGCTCAAAGAAGCTATAGCTTTGGGTATATCAGAAACAGAAAATCCCTTTGCCTACAAGCATATCAAAGCGTTTTACGACCAAGCCCCAACGGGTACTCCTCTGTGGGTAATGCTCGTATCGGATGCCACTACTATGACGGCAATGCTTGACAAAGATGGTGTCTTTGCTCCAACTCTCATAGCTGATGCCAGAGGAGCTATCCGTGTACTGGGGGTGGTGAGAAAAGCTACGGGTAGTGAAACCATTACTGCGGGTTTGGACGCCGACGTACAAACAGCTGTAGTGAAAGGGCAAGCCCTTGCAGAGCACTTTGAAAAGAAGTATATGCCTTTTAGGGTAGTGGTATCGGGCAACCGTTGGAATGGACAAGTAGCTGACCTTACTAATTTCTCAGAAAACGAACTTAACAAAGTGGCTTGCTTTATCGGAAATGACGATAGGGAAAAAGAAGCATCAGTTGGTTTATTTTTAGGGAAAATAACCAAAATACCCGTACAGCGCAAAATTCACCGTGTGAAAGATGGCAATGTATTGCCTTTGGTAGCATACTTCACTGACGGCACGACTATTGACAGCAAAGCTGACCAATGGGACGCGCTTGACGACAAAGGGTATATCTTCTTTCGCACCTTTGTAGGGCGTTCGGGATACTACTTTTCGGGCGATAATACCCTTACCAAGCCTACTGATGACTTTAAGAGCCTTAGCAATGGTCTTGTAATGGACAAGGCTATGCTCCTAAGCTATGGAGTGCTGGTAGAGGAACTCAGCGACGAGGTGTTACTATCTAAGGATGGCAGTATTCACCCTGCTATTATAAAGAGTTGGCAAACCAAACTTGAAAGTACTCTACAAAGCCAAATGGTATCGCAGGGCGAGCTTTCGGCAGTAAAAATTGATATAGACCCTACACAACGGGTGCTACAAACGGGTAAAGTGGTGATAGGCATCAAACTATTACCTGTGGGCTATGCTGACTTTATAGAGGTAAATATTGGATTTACTACAACAGTCAATTAGTAGATTAGAAAATTAGCAAATTATGGCAACATTTGACAGCAAACAATATGCGTGGTGTAACCTCTCTATCGTCTTTGGCGGGCGCATTATCATAGGAGTTACAGAGTTGGAGTACACCGAGAAACGCGAGAAAGACTTTCTTTATGGACGTGGATGCAAGCCTCACGGAATAGTAGCAGGCAACCGCAGTTATGAGGGTAAAATAAGCCTTTGGCAAAGTGAGGCAGAAGCAATGACCCGCGATGCTCCAAACAACGATATACTTAGCCTTAGCTTTGACCTCGTGGCTTCCTACGTGCCTTTGGACGGCGGACAGATAGTTACCGATATTCTCAAGCACGTGGAATTTACCGAAGTGAAAAAAGGAATGAAGCAAGGCGATAAGAATATGATTATGGAGCTTCCTATTATCTTTACAGATGTAATACGCCAAGCCTAACAAATTAAACAATAACAAAATGCTTGTGTGGCTTGCACTTTAAAAACCTTTTAAAAGCAGTTTAAAATGATAACTAAAGAACAAATCCAAGAATGGAAAAATCAGTACAAAGACATCTTTGTAATTAGTGTAGAAGACAAAAAGGTGTATTTGCGTACGCCTGACCGCAAAACCCTTAGCTATGCTTCAACCTTGGCGACCAAAGACCCGCTGAAGTTCAATGAGGTAATTCTTGACAATTGTTGGTTGGGTGGTGATGAAGAGATAAAAACAAACGATGAGCTCTTCCTAGCCGTAAGTAGCAAACTACCCGACCTTATACAGATTAAAGAGGCGACCTTGGAAAAGCTCTAAGTGATGCGGAGATAGACGAGGGAAGGGATTGGCTTCGTATCACGAACGCTTCCTTGCGTTACTATATGCACATTGCCAATCCCGACGACCTCTCCGATACCCAGTGGGCTATGCGAGTAAAAGAGCTTGAATGGCTCAGGCAAAAGGAGAAGGAACAATACTAGTAGTATAGGTAGTTTGTTGTTGCCTTTGTCTTTCACGCTCTCTTGCTTGTTTCTCTCCTTTGGAGAGCATAAGGGCAAGTATTGCTACTAGAAAAAAGAAAATTGTACTGGCAATAGCCGTAGTGGTGTATCTCCTCTTAGTAGAAGGGTCTTTCTCAGTAAAAGCCCTATAGGTAGCATAGAAAGGCACACAAAAAAGAGCGGCACCATAGAAAAATCCCGCACCAACTAGGAGCAATAAGCCTATAGAGGCAAGGATGTTAAAGAAAAATAATAAGAATCTCATAGTGGCAAATATTTTAGAATATACATTAACTCTTAAAGATTTAGTCAGCGCAAAGTTACAAAAAATTGGCGTAACTAACGATGCTATGTTGGATAAATTTGGCGAGTTACAGACAACACAAGAAAAAGTTACTAAAGCCTTTGCTCAGATGGGGACTTCAGTACATACTTTGCAACAGAAAATAGCCTTACTCAAAGCCGAAAGAGACTTATTGCCCATAGAAAACTTGGATGTTATTCGCAAGTATAACAGCGAGATTAATAAGTTAGAGCATAGGATTACCAAATTACAAAACCTCAATGGTAGTACAATAAAGACGTGGTTTTCCGATGCCCTAAATAGCTTACCAGGGATAGCTACCAACCCTCTTATATTGGCGGGAGCGGGTATAGGTATGAGTATCCGAAAGGGTATGGAAGCCGACCTCCAACAAGCCAATATTACTACTTTGCTTCGTGGCGATGTAGAAAAAGCCAAAGCCTTATATGCTCAACTCTCTGATTATGGGGTAAAAACACCCTACGACAAGGCAGGACTTATTGAGGCACAGAAGACGATGATGTCCTTCGGGCTTTCATCTGAGTTTGCTTTTGGCAAGCTAAAAAACATAGGCGATATAGCTATGGGTGATGCTCAGAAAATGCAAAGCCTATCACTTGCTTTTGCGCAGGCTACTTCGGCAGGCAAGCTACAAGGGCAGGATTTTAATCAGATGATTAGCGCAGGCTTCAACCCCTTACAAGTGATTAGCGAGCGTACGGGCGAGAGTATGGCACAGCTCAAGGAGCGAATGAGTAAAGGAGGTATTTCGGCTCAGGAACTCGCACAAGCCTTTGAATGGGCAACTGATAGACAAGGGCTTTTCTATCAAGGTGCAGAAAAAGCAGGACAAACCCTCAGCGGTAAGTTCAACAAGATGATGGACTCTATCACCGAACTTGCTCTAAAAGTGTACGAGGCTATTAGCCCTATGCTTGGTCCCTTGGTAGACTTTATGTCCGCTGTCTTTGAGAGTATAGGAGGAGGCATAGGCTGGCTCATTCAGAAGTTTCAAGAGGGGAATCCTGTTATATGGGGTATTGCAGGAGCTATAGGCATATTCACCACTGCATTGATACTACACAACACCTACACGGCTATTGCTACAGCTTGGCAAAATAGGCTCACTTGGGCAGTGATTAAGACGAACCTTGCCTTTTTGGCTAATCCTATTACATTAGTAATAGCAGGTGTGATTGCTCTGATTGCTCTGATTGCCTATTGCATTGTAGGGGTAAGTGGCTGGGGCAAAGCGTGGGAGCACACCATACAAGGTATGAAGTATATATGGGAAGCCTTTATACTCGTCTATAAAGCGCACTGGAACACGGCAGTCAATACTTTTATGGCGGGTATAGATGCCTGTAAGCTCGCTTGGTATAAATTCAAAGAAGCGGTTGGATTAGGCGACAGTACCGAGAACCAAGCGATGATTAGCAAGATACAAAATGACTTGCAGGAGCGTGCTAAATCGGTAACAGAGGGCTACAAAAAAGCAGGCGAGGCAGGGGCTAAAGCTAAAGAAGCCTTTGGCAAAGCGTGGGACTCTTTAGAGTTCAAGAGCTTTAATGAGGTAAAAGACGGGCTAATGGCCAAGCTGGGTATGAAAACCGAAAGCAGTCCCGCACCTGGGATAAGTCCTATCACGGGAGACGCTACAGCTACCACGGGAGAAGGCGTTAAAACCAAAGACAACATTGTATCAGGAGGCACTAGACAAACGCATATTAACGTACAAATAGGCAATGTAGGCACTGATACTAAGGTATATGTTTCCTCTGTACGTGAAGGAGTAGAGAACTTTGGGGCAATGGTGAAAGAGGAACTCCTCAGAGCAATTAACAGTATAAACCAGTTGCAGACAAGCTAATGAAAGATATACTCATAGATGACAACAATGACCTACGCCTATTGGCAGGTGATTTTGAGGCGGGGTACTCTGATAACCAACAACAAAAGGCTATACTTACTACTGAAAAGGGAGAATGGAAAGAACACCCCGAAGTAGGGGTAGGCATCGCTCAAATGCTCGCAGATGACCTATATACCGAAGTACTTATTGAAATAAAGAAACAGTTGGAGTATGATGGTATGCAGATTAATGATGTGGCGCTACAGGAGGGCGGGAAGTTACTAATTGATGGACAATATAATTAATCTATGGCGCTAAATAAAGAACAACTCAAACAAGGCATTATCCGACTACTGCAGGATATGCTCACCAAAACCGATAACAGTATAGAAGAGTACGCCGAATGCTTAGCAAGCCTTATTGACGACTTTGTTAAGGGTGGTGAGGTAACAGTAGATGTAGGCATACCCGTACAGGCGGGGACTTATACAGGCGCCACGACCAGTACAGGAACAGGAACAATTAGCTAAAAAACTAAGAACAATGATAACACTTAATTACATTTTACAAGGATTTGGATTTAGGGATGGTAAAGACTTCCTACACTCTTCCTTTGGTCACACTTTTTCAACATTTTTTATCAAAATGGACGTAATACTCTCCTTTCTGTTTGCCTCTGTACATTTCCTTTTTGGATTCAATCATCTATTCCTAACTGCATACGTGGTATTGCTCGTATTTGAATGGCTCACCGGCGTACAGTCCTCAAGGAAGAGAGGAGAAAAGCACGAAAGCCGTAAGTTCGGACGTATGATCCTAAAGATAGCCACCTATCTTGTACCTATCTATATACTGCATACTTTCTCCGCTAATGTAGAGTTTCCAAGTCTTGGAGGATTTGAATTTGACCCTTTCCATTGGCTCTATTGGATAGTACTTATAGGGATTATATGGCAATTAGTTGTGAGTTTATTAGAGAATTTAGATGGCCTAGGTTTTCGCTTCGCTAAAGTACTGCTCAAGATAATCAATAAGAAATTCTATAAGACTTTTGAATTAGATGACAATAACAGCCCTACATAATCAAAGCCTATTAGACCTCGCCCTACAGCATACGGGTACCATTGAAAGCGTCTTTCAGTTTGCTGAAGCGAACAGCTTCAACATCACCGATGATGTAGTAGCAGGCAAACCCTTAGTATTACCAGCAGAAGCCTTTACCAACAAAGATATACTTAGCTACTACACGGCTAAGAACCTACAGCCCGCAACTGCCTTTACCAAGGCCGATGAACAAGTTTTTGAACGCCTTGAGGGCATCAGTATATGGGCAATAAACCTTGATTTTATAGTAAGTAAAGAATAAAAACCTTATGAATAACCTACAATTATACAACGCCGATAACTTAGAGGTAATGGCAACCCTCGCCGATGAGAGTATTGATGTAATTTGCATTGACCCTCCGTACTTGTACCTCAAAAACCAAAAGCTGGAACGCCCTTTTGATGAGCCTAAATTCTTTGCCGAATGCAAGCGACTACTTACCAAAAAAGGCTTTATTGTAATGTTTGGGCGTGGTACTTCCTTTTACCGTTGGAATACCATATTAGACGGCTTAGGCTTTGTATTTAAAGAGGAGGTGATTTGGGATAAAGGTTTTACTTCTTCTCCTACTTTACCTATACAACGCTTTCACGAAACAGTCGCTGTATACACAAAAAAGAAAGGGAGTATAAATGCAGATGTTAAAGTTCCTTACTTGGAAGTAAAACAGCATAATATAGACACTTTGGTTATGGATATTAATCGTATTAAATCGGCTTTAAACAATACTAAAGAATTGGAATTTATGAAAGAATATTTAATAAGCGGGCATATTAGTATGAGCAAAAAAAGAAATGCCAACGGGTTTAATACATCTTTATCAAAGGAATCTATGGTTATTTTCTCTGTGCCAACTATGACTTTAAAGTCAATCAAAGAGGGGATGCGAGAACGTTCTATTATCAGAGTAAACTTTGAAAAAAATAATCGAATTCACCCCACTCAAAAACCCGTTCGCCTTTTAGAACGCCTTTTAGCACTGGTTATCCCCAAAGACAAACCTCGCAATGAGGTAGTGGTAGCCGACTTCTTTGCAGGGAGTATGAGCTGTATGGAAGCCGTTCACAATATGGGTATGCGTGGCATTGCTACCGAAATAGACGAAGAGTATTTCGAAAAAGGCAAACAGCGCATTGAGAGCTTACAACCCCTAATTATCAATCATTAACCTATGGCACGAAGCATTCAAGAGATACAAAACCTTATTCTCCAAGCCAAAGCACAAGAGCCTGCATTGGAAAGCCTCAATAGCACTTCCAAAGTAGCGATTTGGCGCTTGTGGGTGTACATCATAGCCGTAGCAATATGGAGCTTAGAGAAGCTATTCGACCAGCATAGGGTGGATATTGACAAACGCCTTGCCGAACTCAAACCCCACACAGCACATTGGTACAGAAGCAAAGCCCTTGCCTTCCAATACGGCTTTGACTTATTGCCCGACAGCGATAAGTTCAACAACCAAGGACACACAGAGGAACAGATAGAAGCCAGCAAGATAGTGAAGTACTCGGCAGTGATTGAAAGTAAAAACGAGGGGCGTTTGATAGTCAAAATAGCAGGCGACCAGGGCGACACGCTCCAACCAATCACCGATGCCCAAAAGCAATCATTTGAAGCCTACTTGCAAGAGATAAAAGACGCGGGCGTACGCCTATCAGTGGTGAACTACCAACCCGATATACTTCACTTGCAAATGAAGATAGTATATGATCCTTTGGTGCTTGATAGTAACGGACAAAGTATCATTCACGCTACACACCCAGTAGAAGAGGCTATAAAAAGCTACTTAAAAAGGTTGCCTTTCAATGGTGAGCTCGTATTAGCACACCTTATTGATGCGCTGCAACAAGCAGAGGGGGTTAAAATACCTCACTTAGTGCTTGCCCAAAGTAAGAACATCACCAGTAGTGGAGACTACGGAGCTTTTGAAACGATAGAGATAAGCAAAATACCCACCGCAGGCTACTTTACCATTGATAACTTTAACGATATAACCTACGTTAGCAATGTATAACCTAAACATCGACAAACTACTTGTACTACTTACCCCTACCTTTTTGCGAAAGCCAAAATTGGTAGCGTGGTTGCGTATGTTGGCAACGCCCTTGCACAAAGTGCTATACGACTTTCAGAGAGCTCGCCAAGCTGACTTGTACAACCTCGCTCATAACAGCCAAGTATGCTATTTGCGTAAGGCTCTAAATGATGAGTTTGATGACGAACAACGGCGTATCCGTATCGAGGACGGCAGGCAGAAACAAAGGTTGTATATCTATCCCCGCAGCACGAATAAGCCCCTGTACATAGGCAAAGTATTCCTCTACCAACGAGGTAGTTACATTGACGGCGGAGTAGATTTTATAGTCGTGCTGCCGAATGGTTTAGAATACGATAAATATAAGTTAGAAGCCCTCGTGAACTTCTACAAATTGGCTGGTAAACGATGGGAGATAAATCATAACTAAAACCGTTACCCCGTGCGGATTGCCCCTCCCTTTCGGGGAGGGGAACGGGGAGAGGATTATGAATACAATAAATACAGAACACAACGCAGGCTATCCCTTTGATGTTGGGTTTCTCGCCTTTATGCAGAACGCCTACAACCTATTTAACCATTTTGGACACCTTGCAGGCAATAAGGCTATTATCTCAGGTTGCGAGGAGATAGGCAACACCATCACCCCTGGCACTGTCTTTATCAACGGAGAACTTTTCCCCTTTGAAGGAGGTGCGAAAGGAGATACGGTTATTATCAAAGAAGAAACCAATGAGGTAACCTTTGACGACGGCTTCCTCCGTCCTTTAGAGAATATTCGCACAGCCGCTTTTGGTAGGTCTACCCCCGAAAAGACTTACAATTGGGAAGACTTTAAGCGTGTGTACAATCTCCAATATTTAGGAGAAAATAAAACAGATAACACCAAGACAGAAAAACTTCTCAAACGCATTGAAAAATTAGAAAAACAAAAGCAAGCCGTGCCTATTGGACTTATCGCCTTATGGGGTAAACCTGCTAATGAAATACCTGAAGGCTGGAGAGAATACGTGAACCTGCGAGGTAAAATGCCCATAGGTCTTGACCCTGACTACGTTAAGAAACCCGAAGATGTTCAAGACTATGGTCTTAATCAGATCCTTAAACAAGGAGGCGAACGTTCTCACAAACTCACTATTGAGGAAATGCCTGCTCACAATCACCAACAAGGTAGTGAGAGTCTCTACAATCGTTATGGAGGAGGAGGGCTTTTAGGAGGGCGTAATTGGAATAGTGGTACATATGATGCTTATTATAATCAAAATACCTCCTCAGTTGGTGGCGACCAGCACCATAACAATATGCCACCTTACCGCGTGGTGCAATTCATAGAGTACATCGGCTTTAACTAATAAGTAATAACTTAATATTTTTAGTAATATGACACCAAAAAAGACATTAAAAAAGTGGTTTTCTAACTTAATGAAACCCGCCCAAGAACATTTCGCTGCTTGGATTGACAGCTATTGGCACAAAAGCGAGCAAATTCCAATGAGCAACATCGACGGACTTAGCAGAGCAATTGAGGACACCGCCTCAGCAGGGCAGCTGCTCAATCACATCAATGACACCAATGCCCACCGTGCCCTCTTCGATGAGTTGAAAAACCAAATACAAGCCATTCATACCGTCTTACAAGTAGATGATGTAAACTTGGACACCTTGCAGGAAATCGTTACTCTTCTAAAATCTAATACCAAGCTACAAGAGCTCATCGATAAAAAAGTAAACAAAGAGGAAGGCAAAGGTTTATCATCTAATGACTTCACCAACGAGCTCAAGCAGAAGTTAGAGGACTTGCAGCCTACTGATGTATCGGGCTTGTTACCCAAAGGCGGATATGAAGGCACAGGACAACAGCTGAAAGAGGCTATTGACGGACTGCAAACCAAAATGGGACAAGTAGAGACTACCCTAAGCGTAGACGACACCTCCCTTGATACTCTTCAAGAAATTGTTACCCAAGTTAAGAACAACAAGGATTTGGCAACAATAATAAATGGAAAAATGGATAAAGACGAATTTTTTGAAAAATTAAAACAACTCGTTAGTTTTTTTGAAAATTCACAGATATCCATATCTAATCCTTCAGGCAGGATGGATATTTCCTCTAAATCTCTATACATCCACTCAAGTGAGGAACTTCTCAAATTTTTTGGAAAAGGAGTTGATATAGTATCTGGAGTTAATATTGTCTTAGAAACCAATCAGGGTATCTATTTAAGAGGTAGTTTAGGACAAGGAATGGTACAATTCTTTGATGTTCATGCTCAAGATGTAAATTTTCGTGGTGATGATTCAATGAATGTTAATATATCTGGATATAAAACAATATCATTAATTGCGCAGGATAGTATAAATTTTAATGCGCAAACGGTAAGGGTTAATGGAAATAGCTTGACTACTTTATTTGAAGACTTTCAGAATCTGTTTAATAAAGTAGGCGACTTAGAAAGTAAGATTTCATTATTAGAGAATCGCCAAGCTGGTTATCCTTAAAATCTAAAAGAATATGAAAAAATATATGCGAAAACACATCATCAAACTATTTGCACTCAGTTATATAGTGCCATTTGCAGGTAAAATAAGAAGTTTTACCCGCTCTGCCAACATCATATTACCCTTAATACTCATTGGAGGACTTATTGTTTGTGCCGAGCTTTATAGCTGGCTATACATACTCTTGCCCTTGCTTGCAGTAGCTTGTTTCTTTGGCTTTGGGTACTTTCACTTTTGCCCACTTACAGACAAAGACTTTCCCCTGCTTGACGATACCCAACGTTGGCAGTATGAAGCCTTTCAAAGGCGTGTAACTCCAGAGCCTAAAAGCTACAATGCCCAATGGGTATTATGGGTAAACCCTTTGGCAATAGCCATAACCCTTACTATATTATTCACCTTAATACTCTAATAACACAATGAAAAAAAGCATACGCAACATCCGCTACCTCGTAGTACACTGCTCCGCTACACCAGAGGGCAGAGACCACACCGTCAAAGATATCGACCTATGGCACAAACAAAGAGGTTTTAATGAGATAGGTTACAACTACATTGTACGCCTCGACGGCACGGTTGAAGAGGGCAGAGACGTCAATAAAGTCCCTGCCCACGTAGAAGGACACAACAAGGACAGCATCGGCATTTGCTACATTGGTGGGATAGATAAAAACACGCTACAGCCTAAAGATACCCGCACAGTGGCACAGAAAGAAGCTTTAAAAAAGCTCCTCACCGAGCTTAAAGCCCTATATCCACAAGCTGAAATCTTAGGTCATAGAGACTTCCCAGGAGTAGCCAAAGCCTGTCCGTGTTTTAATGCAAAAGACGAATACAAAAACATTAGCAAATGAGAAAATTAACCCTATTATTATTAGCGTTCCTCGCCTTAGTAGGTTGTCGTACCCGCAAGGTCGCCACTACTGAGCAACGCCAAGTACAGAAAGAGCACTTTATCCATTACAAGGATAGTTCACAGCTTTTTGCCTATGAAGGTCGCAAAACAGACTTGTCCCACCAGTCCGACCAGTCCTTTGAACTCGAACTCGAAACCCTCACCGATAGTGTAGGCAAACCACGTGAACTTATCTACACCCGCATTCGTGACGGCGATAATGAAGTTATAAGAGTACTCAACGGAAAGGTTAAGCTACGAGCTACAAGCACCCATTCTAAGAGCCTACAGCAGGCTGATAGTACCCTTTATAATAATTCATACACAAGAACTAAAGCCGAAGTACAAAAACACGCATACACTCAAGTTAAGCAAGTAAGCAAACAAGTGAAAAGTAGCCCCGTAAGGCATACCCTTTGGCTCTTGCTTATTGCCGTGTTAGTATTTATCATTTGGAAGTTTAAGCCGTTTTGGTGGAAGATTTAATAAGAATTTAAACAGCTTTTAAAACACTTTTAAACGGGTAGCACCCGTAGGCAGAAAGGAGGACAACTGCCTTAAAATAAAATGTCCTCCAACCAAATTAAATAACTTCCTACGGTAATTTAATTAAGCACAAAAGCCCACAGTTGGAGGACGAAAGTCTTCTGATTGTGGGTTTTTATGCTTATTACCGTAGGAGTTGCAAAAGTACAACTATTTTTCAAACTACCAAAATTCATAAATTCGTAATACAAAATGAAATCAACATCTAATGTTTGGCAACGTACGCCAATATCCTACTATGGAGGCAAGCAAACAATGTTACCCTATATTTTGCCTCTCATTCCACCTCATAAAGTATATACAGAAGCCTTTTTTGGCGGCGGTGCTGTATTTTGGGCAAAAGAGAAAGCACAAGTGGAAGTTATTAATGATTTCAATGCCAACATTTACACATTTTACAAAGTTCTACAAAGTAATTTTACCGCGCTAAAAACACTTATAGAAAGCTCTATCGTTAGCCGAGAAGCCTATAAATCAGCCTTAGTGATATATCATTCTCCTTTTGCTTTCAGTGAAGTACATCGCGCTTGGGCTTTTTGGTATACTACTAATTGTGGCTTCTCCTGTCAAGTAGGTAACTGTCGTATTACTACCAATGGTAAGAATGCCATTTGTCTACACAATAAAGTAGACACTTTTACAGAAGTATATTCCGACCGTTTGCGTGGCGTACAAATAGAAAACAATGATGCTACTGAGGTTATTGCTCTACGTGATACACCCGACACCTTTCACTACGTAGATCCTCCATACGTAGGAGCCAAGCAAGGACACTATGGAGGTTATGAGCAAGAGCATTTTAATGAGTTATTAGCAACCTTAGCCACTGTAAAGGGCAAGTTTCTACTTAGTTCCTACCATAACGAGGAACTCTCTAAATACACCCAGCAGCACGGTTGGTATCAAAAGGAAGTCTCCTTACATTTAGGAAGTAGTAACAGCATAGGAAAAAAGCGTATAGAAGTCCTTACAGCAAACTACCCTATATAATAATAGTATAGACAAAAAAACACGGATAAGCACCCTGCCTATCCGTGTTTTTTATTACCTTTGCCCCATTCAACCCCCGCTCAAAAAATGTACATTTCGTTTTATTTTTTTGTACATTTCGTTTTGCGGATTATATTAGATAAAATAGTTCCATCTTTACAGCTTAAAATTCCATAAAATAGAAAACCAGGCATATTGGCTTTCATTTCTAAGCAATGAGCGTCGAGTAATTCTTGTAGTTTTGTTCCAGTCATAATAATAATATAATGTTTAGTTTTTTTATGACGCAAAACTATGTATTATTTTTATAACCTCCAAATATTTTTAACACTTTTTTTAGTTTTTATTTGCATTATATTAAGAATTAAAAACTATATTTCTCAAAATCAACCTTTTAGAAATTACTCTTCTATTAAATTTTTTTACTATTTTTTGGGTAAAAATACCTCTCTGAATAAAATATTATCCTTAAATAATAAAGATGAAACATAAATATAATATATTGAATGCTTCTCTATGGATTGTTTTATAAAACTAAAAAAACATCTTTATTACGTATGTCATTAAATTAGTGAATGATAGCTATACACTTCACTGTAATTTCTTAGTGTATTTCGCTTATTATGAAGTTAATTAAAAATAGGATTATTTTATTTTTAGTTGTTGGCAGTTAGTTATTAGTTGTAAAAATTACCCAATAAAAAAAACACCTAAATGGTGTTAGTTACTTTTCGAAAGGAAATCTTCAAAAATCATTATATTCAATTATTAACCATAGTTGGTAAAATTATTGATATTTATAATTTCTGAATGAGAAACTTGTTGTTTTTTAATTGTACTTTATTCTTATTGACATAAAGTCCTTCAATTCTATAAAATACTTATTTCCAGCAAGTGATATTTCTTTTTTACTTTTAAAACTTTGCCAAAGGTCGTAGCACGACGAGTAATTAAAACTTTGGCAAAGTTTAGGGATTAGCTAAAAGCTAAGATATCATCACAGCTCCTACTGTAGCATTGCTCGTCTCATCAATGAGGATGGCGCTACCCATAGGGGGATTGCTTTGGAAAGCATCATATACTAATGGAGCAGCTGTTTTAAGTCGGATTTTTGCTATTTCGTTGAGTTTTACACTCTCTACTCCTTCAGTTTGGTCAAGGGTATTGACATCTATTTTGTATTCAATTTCCTTTACAATGGCTTTTACGAGCCTACTGCGCTGTTGTAACAAGTACTTATTACCTTCGCGCAATTCGCGTTTATCTATCCAGCACACAAGGGCTTCTATATCCTGACCTTGCTGAGGTTCAGCACCTTGTTTGGCAAAATAGTCACCACGAGAAATATCGATATCATCTTCGATATGTAACACTACAGGGTCGCCTGTTTTGGCTTCTGCCACTTCTTCGCCATTGTATTCTATCTTACTGATTTTAGTGTTGATACCTTCAGGGAGTACCACTATAGCATCGCCTTTGTGATAACCCCCTGATATGATTTGACCTGCGTAACCGCGATAGTCGTGTAAAGCTTCAGTTTGAGGGCGTATTACATACTGTACCTGAAAACGAGGTTGGTCGTAATTATCTTTGTTGATTTCTATAGTTTCTAAGAAGTCTAATAATGAATTTCCTTTGTACCAAGGCATTGCATTGGTGGTATTCACAATGTTATCACCTACAAAAGCAGAAATTGGGAAATAGTGTACACTTTTCAAACCTAAACGTTTGGCGATACCTTCATATTCTTGTTGGATATTTTTGAATACCTCTTCACTATAGCCTACCAAATCCATTTTGTTCACTGCTACAACTACTTCTGGAATATTGAGCAGAGAGGCTATGATAGAATGGCGGCGAGTTTGTTCGGTTACACCATTACGAGCATCTACCAAAATAATAATAAGTTCGGAATTAGAGGCGCCAGTAATCATATTGCGGGTATACTGCGTATGACCAGGGGCATCGGCGATGATAAATTTGCGTTTAGGGGTTGCAAAATAGCGATAAGCCACATCGATAGTAATGCCTTGTTCACGTTCTGCACGAAGACCATCGGTGAGGATAGCGAGGTCTATACCATCATCGTTCTTATTTTTAGATTGTTGTTCGAGCGCCTCAAGCTGGTCGGCTAAAATGCTTTTGCTATCATATAACAAACGACCGATGAGGGTACTTTTACCGTCGTCTACACTACCTGCAGTGATAAATCGTAATATATTCATTTGTATCTTAAAAATCAATTTTTGGCAAAGATACAAATAATTACGAAATACGAGTTACGAATAGCGAAAATAATTTGTTAAGAAGAAAATATTAAGAGTGTTTTTCATAAGTTATCCAATTAGTATAAGCTACATTATATTTCTTATCATTTGGATACTTATAACGTATAGAAGCACGGATTTTTACAACCGGTTTATCAAAGTCTATTATGTCTTGACAATTGATCATTTTATCAATTATGTGATAGACAAGATTGTATTTCTCACCTTTCTGCAAAGTTTTTTTGCAATCATTTAAATTTGCTGGAGGCACAGAAGGAGGTGGACAACCTTGTATATCTTTAGCTTTCCCATTCTCATCTTCATATTGTAAACCAAAATGAAACACATAATAAGTATTGATTTCAATGGGTTTACCTGAGTAATTTACAATAACTGCCTCAGCATATTCTCGGTTTACATCAGTGT